ATATATATATGGAGGTGCACTAGGTACTCCGAAGATATTACACTGAACATCACTTTTAATTGGTGGAATTGTTGTTCCCATTATTACTGCAGCTGACCACTTAAATTTATAACATCCTCTGGTCCCCATCCAATCATTATAATGACCTCCCATACCACCGTTTCCTGATGAAGGAGAAAACCTCCAAGGATAGAATGGTACCGACTGAGTAGATTGTGATAAATCTAATGTAAGACAATTTATTAAATTCTGACCATCCATTATAGTTTGTGTTTGACCGGTAAATAAATGAGGTTCCCATATAATATTATGTTGGTGCCCATTATTTCCTAAATCAGGAACATTGAGTGCATATTGCACATAAGTTCCCGCTGTAAAATTAGGTTCTGGATATTCTAATCCTCCTGTTGCACCAGTGGAAACAACGGGTAAACTGAATCCATCATATACCCCATTTGTTATTGAACACTCACATCCCGTATTACGCATATTAGCTTCATAACCAAATACCCCTAACATACAATTTTGCATTATTGCTTGTGCTACATCACCACCAATTTCGTGTTCCGGTCTAGGGAAGAAGGTAGACATTGTTGCTTTAGGGAACATCATCTTAAGATTGTATATATCTGAAACCAAATTAGTAATATCCTGGAATGTGGTGCTTCCAATTTGGTCAGTTACTGAACAATCCGTAGAAAACTGTGGGTCTAAACATATTTGTTGTATACATTGATTTCTCGAGCCCATATCCACCATCGTAGTTGGGAATAAAATATGTCTATCCATATCACCGTCTGCATGGTTACTTCCACTACTTCCGGCAAAAGCCCACCAAGGATTATATACTCCATCTGTATCGCCGATAAAATTACCGTTCGCTAGATTAGGTCCCGTAATCAGAAATGGTGTAGACCTATAATAAAAAGTATGTTCCGTTGGGTGTAAATAAGTTAATTTTTTACACCATCTTGAGTCAGTTACGTATGTTCCCTCTGGATACTGTGGTGATGACTCATCAAATTGTAATCTAGCCTTAAATTGGAACATGTATAAGAATCCATTTACCCAGTTATTCTCCCAAAAATAATTCATAATTCCATTACATAAACCTACTGCTATTTTTTCTCTTCTTGTCCATTCTACTAATACCGTTAAATTCATATTATTATCTTTGCATAGAATGCCATTCATACAAAAGAGTTTAACATAACAGCCACCACCCGCTATACCATCATTTACACCTGTTGATTGTGGATTTATTCCCTCATCTGAATTAAAACCATAATGGTCGGGGCAACATACTCTTACATCATCACTCGGACCACAACAATCATGTTCGTACTTACCTCCCCAACTATTAGTTTGAGCCTGACCAGGAGGACATTGTGGGATACCACATGGTGACCCTCCTCCACCTGTCTGTGTTATTGCGGGATGATTAGGGTTAGGGTCGGGACATGGCCATTGAGTAACTAGATATGCAAAGGAATCTTCCCAATACGTTGGTGGGTTAGTTCCAGGTTCAATTGTTCCAATATTTGTTCTACACATACACTTTTCACATTCAGGATATTTTGTTTGTCTCAACTTAAATAATATAAATCCTAGTCTAATACCAAACATTTGACAGTTTGCACCACATTCATGTCCTGATAAACTAATTTCACCACATATAGTAGGTGGTGCAGCTGCAGAGCCTAGAAGAGTTGACATACGGAATAGTGTGCGTCCCCAAATCGTTATATGTATACAATAAATAAGACACCATAAAAGACACATGACCCATATTATAAACAGTACAATATATAAAATAAGACCTAAGAAAATAAACATCAGAGATAGCATGATGGTAATCATCATATAAAGCATGCCTAAAAAATCTATTAAAAACATCCATAAGAAAGTAATAAGATTAGGACTTCTAACCGCACTATTAATTGGGAAAAACATTGCTGTGGTGGAACATTGTTCGTCTGCTGATGGTAATATTTCTTTTACCCCAATGAATTGTCTTCTTCCACCATGTTTAATATGGTCATGAAATTGTGAAAAAGTATAAACCCTATTAAAGGTCATATCATAGAATACGTCTTTTGCTGCCGGAATCATATTTTTTTGTGCCCATGGATGATAATCACTATAGTGTATGGAAAAAGCGTATGAACTTGCTTCAATCCCAGGCCAATCACCATTATCATTACCTTCCCAATGTTTATAATATTCTCTAATATTTGGTACCAAATAGGATGCCCTTCTCCTTAGTCTTGCACTTCCAGTTGCTTGTTCAGCTCTTACTCTAAATCTACATCTAGTTCTAGTTGGGACCCCCTTAGTAGGGTCTTCGGATAATACCATATCACCAAATTCATTAGTTATCATATAATCTAAATTCATCGGCATATGAACTAAAAATGCTCCCGTATTATCAATTACTCTACCACCATCTTCCAGATAATATCTTTCTAATACAGGAACTTCCCCACCACCTGATGGGTTCCAGCCTCCTGGTGCCCAATCAGGATAAGCATTGGGGTCATTTTCAAAAAATGGTGTATACCTTATACAATCTATTATACCTGGTTTAGTAATTAAGCTACATAGGTCGCCCATATGTGCTTTAGGACGACAATTATTATTCACAGAATCTTTACCAGTATCAGTTGCAGTACTCCCCATAAAAACAGCTGTAGGTTCTAATTTAAACCCTGTTGCGGACAAATCAAAATCCACTCTTGTAATTGCTGCTCTACAAAACTCTTCATCACCCCAAAATGGTCTAATATCTATAGATTTTTGTAAATTTATTATTTGTGGTAGACTATCTATAGTACGGTCATCTTTAAACCTGGGTCCATCAAAATCTGACTCTGGATAACCTTTTATTTTAAAATCTTCTGGTAATAACGAAAAACAACCAATATCACTAACATCCACATCCATAATAATGGTTTGGTCACCCACTGGTACACCATATATCATAAAATCTCCGGCTTCGTTAGTTTTTACTGTATATTTGTAATATTTGTCATAAACATATTTAACTTCTTGATTGTTTAATACATTATTTAGTGTTGGGAAGGTTCCTACATTTACATGGCAATCAAAGGTTTTTTCACTACTAAGTAAATTATATCTTCTGCCATCTTCATCTGTATCGAAAGGTTGTTTATAAGGGTATAAAAACTTAATTACTTCGTTTTTTTCATCGGCATCATCTAGAGGTATAAATATAGAAACTTTTGCATTGGGTATACCGAATCCAGCATTTGTAGTTACTCTTCCTACAACTACACCAAAATCTGCACACATACGTGTATAAACATCTTGTTGTGTTAAAGAAAGACTAAGAATTTCTAATAAATCAAAGTCCTGATTAAGTTCAAAAGTTATATTCTTATCTTTTGCACCACTAGTTCTAACATCAGTTCTTACTCTAAATGATTTGGCCATATTTTATCTTCTTAATTATACCCCATAAAATAATTTTATTATATTTATGGTGTTTATAAAATAAATAGTTCCACCATTAAAATTAAAAGTACTTAAGATAATTGTATAGTAAAGATTTTTAAAATACTGGTTTGCTTGGTTTTTTAAATCTTATAGAAATATCTTTGTCGGGATAACGAATCTGTAATATTTCATTAGGTTGTGCATAAATGGTATCATCTATCAACCCAATTTGCTTGGTTGTTGCATTTATATATGGTTGTGTAGACATCGATTGAGAGTAATTTCCACCTACTTTATTAAAGACTTCTATATTCACAAGATTTAATACTCCTGGTTGTGTCATAATAAAACTTACTAACCTTCCTAATGTTAAATCTTCTCCTAATTCCAATTTGTCTACCGCAAAATAATCACTAATTTGTGTAATTATATTAGTTATTATACTGCCTTCATTTGCTGCTTCTTCTAAAATTAAATCTATAGATAAAGCAATATCTATTACTCTTGCTTCTCCAACTAAAATATAGTCATTTAACATTCTATAATTAGATAAATAATTTGCAATATTCCTTTTAAGAGTTTCACTTACTAAAGAAGTTAATTTACCATCTGGTGTATATGATAAAATATTTAAATTAACTTTATTTTCTATTTCTGTAACACCTACTTTAGCAGGTGCTCCAAAGATTGCGGGCATTGTTCTTAATTTAGACACATAATCATTTATAGTAACTCCTCTATTTTGGGCTGCAAAATTATAAGATATATAATTTCTTATCTCTTCAGGTGTCATTTGATTTGCTCCTCCTATAGCTGGTGTCGTATTTGTTACTGCTAAACTATTTTTTACTGTTTGATTTATTTGTTGACTTGGTCCTGCCACAACAAAATCTATATTTCCTACTGTAGTTATTGCCCCCGCTCCTATATTTGCAGATTTTCCGCCCCCAATTCTATATTGAATGAATAGTGTAGTATTAGCCTTAACTGTGTTACCTAATGCTATATTATTCATAAATTGGGACATATTTAACTTTACTCCTTTTGATGCAAACCCGTCTAATAAATCTTGGGAGGTTTGATTACCACTTCCAAAAGTTAAATTAAAAAACCCTTCCGGTGTAAATTCAGTAATAAATCTTTGAGGTACTGTTATATGTTTACCTACTTTAATGCCTGGTGCATCTGCTGGTATCGAAGGGTCTTCTATGAATACTTCATTCTGTGCTAAAGCTTCCACTTCATACCATTTATTGGCTGTTCTAGATATAAACTCTGTATTAGCAGGTATTGTCTGATAACCTAATCCCTCTTTTTGAATAAGACTGGTAACTCCAATTACATTTTTTTCTGGTAAGAATATTTTAAAAAATGGTTTGCTGTCGGCATCATTTATTTCTTTTTTGAATACCTTGGTTATTCCATTAACGACAACTTCTTTTTTTATTATAGTATAATTTTGAATAATTCCATTTGCGTCATAATTAGGTATTATAGTTTCATTTGGTATTCCCTCTGCACTATACTGAGATGAAAAATCACAATCTGTTATTAACTCAAATATTTGACCCGCTCCTCGGAATCGTGCACCCGCTCTTATTTTACCAAGATATTTAAAATCTTCTTTATCACCTAGAACCGGAACTATAATAGATAAATTTACTAATGCAACTGACGGTCTATTACCAGGAATCTTTAACCCATATGTTTTAGCGATATTATATAAAGAACTTCTTTCTTGAGCATATTGTAGTACAGTTTCTTGGAAAGTTCTATCTATCTGAAAGTTTAGGTTATCTGCTACTGCAGCGTTGAGGTCTAAAAATACTGAGTATATAGAAGCGTCATTAGCATTTTTAATTAAATCCGGATAATAGGTATTTGTTAATCTTAAAAGTTCATTTCTAATACCCAAGAAATCTCTTTCGGTATATGCTATTTTTTTCTCTGCCATTTTATAAATCTATTATAACAAAATCTTTAGTCTCAAATACACCGTCTCCAGCAGTATAATCAATTCTTACCCTTATAGAATAATCCCTTTGAGCTTCTCCTACAAAACTCATATTTCCGTCGTCCATAGATAAATCAGTTGTTTGTTCATTAATTTTTTCTTCTGCTTTTAAATCTTCTAATGTTTTTACTTCTACACTATTAATTATCAAACTAGGAATAAACTTATTGACCGCTTCACGTATCTCACCATCAATAGCTAATTTAGTGGTTGTGTCCATTTGTTCAAACACATAAGTAGTTAAATTAGTACCAAAATCAGGTAAAAAATATCTAGAACCTTTACGAGTAAGTATCAAATGTATGAGATTAGACCTTACCTCACTCTCTGTATTCGTATTTAGCCCGAGAAAAAACCCTTCGGAGCTATCTACAAATGGAAATGTTATACCGTATCTTTGTGTGGGCATTCTTTTTTATTATAAATACTTGTAAGATTACTTTGTTTTAAAATTGTAATATTTATAATAAAAG